GCGTACGACCGCGAGAAGGCGCTCGCGTCGGTCGAGTTCGTCAACCCAACCAGCAAGCGCCACTTCTTCCGGGGTGGCAATCTGAGCTTGCACCAGGGCCGCGTCACGTTGCGCCTTGGTCAGACTCAGGGTCATCTTTTCTTGCTCGGTCTCTTGCCACAATGACGGGAAGGTCACTTCGTACTTCGCGGGGAGTTCCCCGTTCGTCGGGCCATCCTTGGCGAGAAACGCGAGCTTGACGAGATGTTCAACGTGTGGGCGCAAGCGTTGTTCACGCTCCGCGGCTAGCGTGTCGTACCACGTGCGAATGTCGCTCTCACCGGTAGCGTTCAGACCCGCCGGGCTGATGCCCATGAGTACGGTCACGGGCATCTTCGCGACCGCGGCCAGCCGCGCTGAGAAGCGGTCAATCAAGTCTGGCAAACCTGACATGCTGGTGTCTTTGCGCTCAAAGCCTTCTGCTTCGGCATCCACCATGATCGCCCGCGCGACCGAACGGCCCATGTCAAGCGCGATCATGCGAGCCTGCAACTTCTCGCGTTCGCCCGCGGCCATCATCGCGGCCAGCCCCTTGACTCTGAACACACCCTGTGATGCGTCCGAAAGCATGTTCTCGATTGCTTGCCAGTTCGCCGCGTAGCCCTTCAACGAAGACTGCGCGCGGCCCAGGGCAGACGTGCCCCAACCGTTGTAGCGGACGCGACTGCGCACCGTCGTGCGCCGACCGGGGAACACCAGCATTCGCGACTCATGCACAAGGATGGTGCGCGATGCCGTGCCCTGTTGCTCACCGGGAGGTGCAACCCCGTTCACCATGTAGGTGATGCGGTACACCGCGGGCTTGCCGTACTTCGGTTGCGACGGGTCAGAGTACCAGTACGCTGTCAAGACATCGCGCTTGTCCAGCACGTTCAAGAAGCGCAGACCGCGAATGGCGTTCTTGTCAAGCGGCTGGTCAACGGGCCGTCCATCATCGGCGCCGATGACACACGCGCTGCCACCGAACACGTTCTCCCACACCATCGCGTCAGTCAGTGCGATGGTGGCATTGACACGGGCAAGGTACTTCAACACCGCCGGGCCGATGTCGGGTTGCCCTTCCACTTCGACGTTGAAGCCTTGACGCAGCATGTGTTCTGCGGGCGCGTCGCAGATACGCGCGGCCATGGCATCCTCGTCATACAGTGCTTCTAGCGTCTCATCATCCACGCGCCCGTCGCGCTGAAAGACGTACGCGGTCAGCTTGTCGCGCCATGTACCAAGCCCGGTGAGCGGGTTTTTCCATGCGTCGAAGCGGTCAAGAAAAGACATCGGGGGCGTTCTCCGCGGCTGCAAGGTAGTTGAAAAAGCTTGACATCTTCAAGCGCAGCAAAGCTTGCGATGTCATGTCAACTTGGTCATCAAAGCGACCGCGGGGGAACGCGGTTAGCTCTGCGATGTACTCAGCCACCCATGGTGCGCCGAGTGAGTCGTGCGGAAGGTACACGTTGCCCGCTTCAAACAGCGGACTGACCGCGTGTGCGCGTGCGACCTTCCCGCCTTCCGGGTTCACCAGCACGATGCCGGGGATGTCTTCTTTCAGACTGTTCGCGATGGCTGGCCCGTTGGCTTTGTCTTCAACCAGCTTCAACGTCGCTTGTGGCCAGTCAATCGAAGCTTGGCGCATCCACTCCTGAGTCTCTGTGAATGACCACCGGCCCCGGTAGACTTGGCACAGGTAAAACTCAGCCTTGCGGTACGCCCACACGCCACCCACAACGAAGTCACCACGGGTAGCACTTTCGATAAAGCGCATGTCCCATGACTGTAGGAACTGACAGCCATCAGGGATGGCCAGATACCGCTTGACGAAGTGGTGTGCCTTGAAGGTGTCACCACCCTTCTTCACCGGCCGTTGCTGGTACTGCGCGGCGTAGTCCAGTGGCCCGAGACCATCGGTCGCCCCTTGCATCTTCTCAACGAACGTGCGCGGGTACCGGTCGGGCCACAACAGTTCACCATCCACGGTGCGCGGGTCACCCCCGACGGGAGTCACACACGGGTTGTCCGCTTCATACTCCATGGGCAAACGCAAGTGCACGTATCCGCCCCCTGTCAGTGACACCCCCGTCAAGTCATCTTCGTGCAACCGCTGCATGATGATGACCCGGCGGAACGTCTCGGGGCTTGACGTGCGCGTTGACATGGTGCCGGTCCACCACTCTTTCGCTTCTTGCAGTTGCTTCCCGGTTGCCTCCGCACCGCCCTTCGTGTCGCGCGGCTTGATAGGGTCATCCACCACTTGAATGTCAGCGTGCCAGCCCGTTGCCTTGCCCTTGACGCTGGTACTGAACCGGATGCCATGCTTGTTCGTGTAATACTCAGACGCGCTATCCGCCGCGTCTTTCGTCTCACCCACTGAGAGCAAGTGGCCCCACCGCGCGCGGAACCAAGGCGAGTTGATGAGACGCTTTGCTTTCAGCGCATCGCGACGACTCAGCGACGCATCGAAGCTGGCAAACATCCACTTCGTCTGCGGCGCATCAATCCATGTCCACACCGGCCAGAACACCGAAGTCAGCAACGACTTCATGCAACCCGGTGGGATGTTGATGATGAGCCGTAGAATCTCGCACCGCGTCACCGCTTCAAGATGCTTGCAGACCTCGCGCACTGACCAGTTGTCAGAGAAGCGACCGGGGTCAACGTGTGACCATGCCAGCTTGACAAACGCATGGAGACCACCGCGGCGCACCAACGCGCGGTCGATCGCCACCGATGCCGGATCGTTGTCAGCCAGCAACGCGCACCTTCTCACGGATGCGTGCCAGGGCCATCAGGTCATCTTCGTCAAGCGCGTCAAGGTTCCAATCAGCCGCGAACGTGTGTTCTTGCTTGACTGCCTTCGTCGCTTGCCCATGCAACAGGTTCTCATAGTGCAACATGGTGTCCATCAAGCGCGGTAGATCGAACTTCGCGGCCAGAAGACGTGTTTTCAAGTCGTCGCTGCGCTGACCCTCGCGCACGTCTTCCAGGGCACACGCAATGATGTCATGGCAGTTGTCAAGCAACCGCCCCTGTCGTGCCCTTGCTTCTTCCAGGGTTGACAGCTGGCCAGCGGCGTGTCTCGCGAGAATGTAGTTGTCGTACGCTTCAGCCCGCTTCAACCAGTTCGTGCGCGAAGCACAGTCTTGCAGGGCTGTCACGGGGATACCGAGGTACCGCGCCGTTTTGCCCATGTTGCGTGTCTGGACGCGAACCACATTGCGCAGACTGCCACCACGGGGCGCACGTTCCGGTTCACCAGCCCACAAGCACGCCAGCCATGCACGGAAGTAGTGGAACTCCGCTTCCGTCTCCATGGGCTGTCGCTCCCATTGCGGGCGCGGGGTGCCGGTGTCCAGTGGTGTCACAGAGACAGGTGTACCGCCCTTCACGCCGGATTGTCAAAGGAAGTAACCAGCTTATCTAGGTAACCGCCATGTATGCCGTCCATGCACCGCATTGTTTAGGTAGTAGGGCCAAGACCTACACCAAAAACGGGTTTTGGCGTAATAATGAGTATGGCGGTTGCCGCGCCAAGGATGGCCCTTCCGGGCGCCCGAGACCGCGCAGGCTACCACCGGGGCAACCACCCTCGAAACCTGCCAGGGAACGGCGCCCAGGTGCCACCACGGGGCGAGGGGCCGTCGGTGGGCAGGTCCGGGCTGGCCTACGTGCGCGCGCCCTCGCGTGCGACGTGCGTACGCTTTTGTTACCCCTGTTTTCCCGGAACTCGTCTCTCACCATTGCCTACATTCACAAGGGGGCGCGTATGTGAGAAGAAACTGGTAGTGACGTTGTGATAGGTCTAACTAAGTTGTTGAAACCATTGCGGAAAGCACTTCACACCCTCTCGACTTGTCCTACATGTGACGGCGTGGAAGTGCGCGGAATTGTTCACGTCACACGTGTTCCCATGTCACAAGGTGTGCCGCGTTCTATCCTACATGCCAATACACCGTAATGCGTGTGAGTTTATGTATCAAAAGTGTGCGCCCCCGCCCTACATGGCGCAGGATCATGGGCGCCAGGGGGTTCGCCGCGCGGTCAAAGCGGCCGAACCTGCGCACAGAGAACACCCTGCGGTGGCGCGTAATTGTACCCCGTCACACCCTGTTGACTTCCATCATCAACCATGAGACACAGCTAACCGTGGTCATCCCGCTTACCCTGTACCCCACACTTCGGACAACGTTACCGACCGTCCAACCGGTCGAATGGGTCGAGTTGACCCTACTGTTTAGGGAACATGACCTAAGCTACGCTGACAAGAAGCTGGTCCCCATGTTCTCGCCCGCGGAACTTCTGCCCGGCGGAACGCGGCACAACAGTCAGGTCAGCCGCATGCACTTCGCGGTGATCGACCTTGACAAGCACGACGCGAACAAGGTGGCCGCGCTGCTAGACGCACTGCGCGCCCGAGACCTCTCGTTCTTGTTCTACACCACGTGGTCTCATGCAGAGAAGGTGGCCGCTGGCAAGGTCGGCGGGCGCTTGCTGATGCCCTTTGACTCCCCGGTGGAAGCCTGGGATTGGGAACGGGTGTGGAAGCGCCTTGACGCTGACACGGCGCACTTGGGTGACCCGCAGTGCAAAGACCCAAGCCGCGCCTACTTCATCCCCGCTGCGCCCGCTGATGCGCCCGTTGAGCCGTTCGTTGACATCCACCACGGCAAGCCTTGGCCAGTGTACGGGGATGGTGTCACGCACACCATAACCGAGAAGTCAAACCGCATCAGCGTTCGCGACATCCAGGGCATCATTGAACGGCACAAGGCAGCGCGCGACCCATACAAGAAGTGGGTCCGTGACACCCTGCGCACCTTGCTCGCGGGTGACTCCATCGCATCCGAAGGCGAGCGGGATTCGGTGGTGTGGAAGCTGGCGTGTGCGGTGCTTGACGAGTACCCCAACGCTGACCCCACGAAGCTTGCAGCCATCTTCGCGCCGAGTCTTCAAGCGATGGCCCTGGAAGCGCCCGGCGCCCCGACCATCGCGAACCTTGAAGACAAGATCAGACGCAAGCAGCAACAGAACGACGAAGACATCATCGCGGCTGAACTCGAAAGCGACGACGAACGCAAGCGCATGATTCGCGCCGCGTTCGATGACAACGTGCGAGAGCACCCGTACACGCGCTCTGAGCTTGAATCGTTCGCCGCTACCCTGGGCGTACCCCTGCGCGATCTACGTCAATACTGGATCGTTCAGAAGCACACCAGCTACTACGTGCTATGCGCCGGGCGGTACCTCGGCCCGTTCACCACACCCGAACTACAGAAGGCTTGTCAACAGTACCTCGCCCCTGCGTACTCGGCCGGTGTCGAGCCGTACTACACGAACTCGCGCGGCGAACGGGTGATGAAGGAACCTGAGACGTTGATGCTTGACTACGGCACGCTTGCGAGCGTGGTGCACGTAGACATGACCGCTCAGGTGTCGCACTTCGACCGGCTCAAACGCACGATGGTGGAAGCGCCCTGCCCACTGCGCGTGCATGAACCTGAGTACAGCCCCGAGGTTGCGCAGTGGCTTGACCTTCTCGGGGGTGACCAAGCGCAGAAGCTTCGTGACTGGCTGGCGGTTGTCGTGCGTGTGGATGAACCCTGCGCGGCCCTGTACTTTGAAGGTCAGCGCGGCGTGGGTAAAAGCCTTTTCGCCGAAGGTGTCGCCCGCCTGTGGTCAGACAAGGGCACCATTGCCCTTGATAGCGCCATGGGTTCGTTCAACTCAGCTACGATTGAATGCCCGGTCATCTTCGCTGACGAAGCCGTACCTAAAGACTTCCGCGGCAACACGCGCACGGGCGAACTACGGGCATTGATTCAAGCACGAACGCGACTCATCAACCGCAAGTTCGTTCCTGAGTTCACGCTAAAAGGATGCGTGCGCTTGATCCTGGCCGCGAACAACGCTGACCTGATAAAGACGAACGAGCAACTGACCGTCAACGACATCGAAGCCATCGTTGACCGCATCGTGCACATTGACTGCACGGGTGCCAACGGCCGCGCCGCACGGGAGTACCTGAACCAGCTACCCAAGCGCACCGTGACAGACTTCGTAAACGCTGATGTGATCGCACGCCATGCCCTGTGGCTGAAAGCGAACCATACACCAGACACGCAACACCGCTTCCTTGTGAGCGGCAACGCAACGAAGTTCAGCAAGCAACTAACGGTGTCGAGCGGGCTGCGTTCGTCCGTGTGCAACTGGCTGGTGGCGTACCTGCTAGAGCCGCACAAGGTTGACCATGACAACACCTTGCTCGTTCGCGTGCTTCAAGGATCGTTGCTGGTCAACGTGCAGTCCGTGTCACGGCACTGGACGCGCTATGAGACGAACGAGCAACCCCCGCCTACCGGGGCGCTGGCCAAGGCACTCGCGGGGGTGTCACTGACAGGGGCCAAACGCCAGTTGACTGACGGGCGCGGGGCAAAGACTTGGTACCATGAGATTGACCCGGAGAACCTGATTGCATGGGCGGAAGAAAGCAGCTACGCGACTCGCGAGACCATCTTAGCCGCGCTCAAAAAAGACACCGTGCCAAAGCGGCCAGCGAAAGAGCGTTGAGACGGTACTACGCGCGCAAGGCAGAAGCACACTCCATCCTCGGCGGCAAGTGCGCTCTTGCAGCGTGCAACGTCACCAATCCGAAGCACTTAGAGCTAGACCACATTGACCCTTCAACCAAGCACTTCGACCCCCTCGGCGCGCAGTGGTCTATCCGCCGCGAATGGTGGCTGGAAGAAGTGTTGAAGTGCCAGCTACTCTGTTCTACACACCACGCGGAACGCACCGCGACACAGAAGCCGCGAGACCCGCGCCGCAACGACGAGGTACCTTTCTGATGCACGTCACACCCGTACCGTGGCCCGACGAACCGCGCCCGGTGTACGTCATACTGTGTTTGCAGTGCCGCGCCCTACTCGCGCGGTGCCGGTGTCGGCCCTTGATCCGCACAGGGCCAGCACAACCCATCCAGTCAGTCAAGGGAGTCAGGGCAACATGAACCGAACGAGCAACCGAGCACAACGACGCCAGGGCGCGAAGCCTGTCAAGCCCGCCCTACCGGTGTCCGTGACACTACCCGTGGTGAACTTGGGTGTACTGGCCACCGCGGCGCGCATCGCAGTTGAACATTGGCTGAGGTTCGCCACGCACCGCCCTGGCACCTATGATGCCCTCCGCGCGGTGTACGTGCATCAGTACGATCTGTGCGACGACACCGCGAAGGCACAGGTGCACGTGACTGTCAACGCGATCACAGCGGGCGCACTCATCGCGCCATACCAGCGCCCGTGCGACCGGTGCGGTGTGGTGCATGAGACACCGAAGGCATACCGGCTGAGAGACGCGAACGCACCATGGATGCGCGAAGCGGTGGACGCATGAACCGCGCACAGCGGCGGGCCGGTGTCAAGCCACCACTGCGCATCAACGGTCAGCCCGTGACGGTTGAAGCACTCAGCGCGCGTGAGAAGTCACTTGACAAGCTGCTTTCGACCATGCGCGAGACCACAGAGCGGGCGTTCGCTCCGCGCATCAACGCGCCGAATGTCGAGAGCCTCAGCGCCGAGTTGAACCGGCTGCGCGGCCAGTGGCCTGACACGATTGTTCTTGACGAGTCGAACGCACTACGCTCTGACCCGGCGGTGCGCGCGGCTGTTCAGAAGTACCTGAGCGGTTCGCGCGTTGACATGCTGGTGGTTGATGACCCCATGGAACCTACGCCGCTGGCTTACTTGCCCAAGGTGCGCGAGTGGATGACCCGCACGGGCCGCGATGGTCCCATGACCGCCAGCGGTGCGGACCTCGATAGGCTGGCGGCCGCGCGAGGGGTGTACCGCCAGGGCGAAGTCAAGACTGACGAACTCGAAAGCGACAGTGCGTTTCGCGAACGGCTGATAACGCTTGACAGCGGCGCACAAGCCAGGGCCGTTGCGTCTAACCCCGACCTGATGCGCGCCCGCGGGCAACAGAGCTACCGAACGTTGCGCGAGACGTACGGCACGAACGGCGCTCTCAAAGACCCTGACGCACCGTTCGTTGTGGATGTCGAGCGCGGTTGGAAGGAAGCTGAGTGGTCAAGCCAGTACATGCAGCGCCCGGCTGGCCCGGTCGAACGGATGACTGATGTCAACCTGCGCGATGTCTTGACACCGGGTCTCATCGAAGCTCTGAGCGAGTACGGGCTTGACGAGGATGCGAAAGCGGTTGTCAGAGACGAACTGCGGGCGCGTGGTGTCCGTGACACTGACACGGGCGACGCTTACCGGGAGATGTACGAACGCGCGACTGACGAAGCCTTGGCCATCGAAGCCGCGAAGTACCCGCCACGCTCGACACGGCATGAACTCGCATGGGCTGAGATGCGCCGACGTGCACGCGACCGTGACCTACAGACGTTGCAGCAAGTCAAGCGCGATCGGTGGGCCACGATGATGCCATGGGGACTGCGCGCCGAGTTTGAGCGCACACGCATGTCTGACCCGCACTTGCAAGCGTTCATTGAGACAGAGCGCGGCGTGAGGCTGCAACAGACCCGGCGCATTGAAGCGGTGTTGCTGAGTGTCGAGACGCGAGACCAGGGCGCCGAACGAACCTTGCAACGGGTGTCAGCACGTGCCGCACGGTTCGTGCCGCAAGTCAACACCACGAACCTTCCGCCGTCAGGTACGTCTTACCTCTCCGCATCAGAGTCGCTTGACAAGTGGCGCCCGGTCATGGTGCGCGGCGTGCTGACGGGCGGTTGGATGGCTGACCCGGTTCCGCCCCTCAGCACACCGCCCGCATGGAAGCGAGCGCCGGTCAAGCCCGCTGAGTCAGTGTTGCCGCGCAAGTGCGTCAACTGCGGCGAGGGTTCCTACAACCGGCACTGCGCGCTGTGCGGTGCCCCCACGGTGATGCGATGAGTGAAACGACGGGAGTCAAGTACGATCGCGACAAGCCCCGCACGGACCTGATGCAACCCCGCGCCCTGCTTGCGTACGCGCGGGTTCTGGGCTTCGGAGCGAAAAAGTACGCGCCCCACAACTGGCGCCTTGTACCTGACGCACGCATGAGATATGCGGGCGCGGCCCTGCGACACGTACTGGCGTACCTCACCGGTGAGACGCGCGACCCTGAGACGAACGAGAACCACATGGCCCATGCCATGTGTTGCGTGGCCTTCGTGTTGGAACTGGACGAAGAAGGAAGCGATGAAGCAAGACGAACCAGTGTCACTGACACCGCTGCAACGGGCTGCGGCCCAAGGTGCGACGGTGAACACGTACACGACTGCCAACCCTGACCCGTACCC